TCATGGCGGACGAATTCAACGACATTGACCTTGCCCAGTTCGGTGCCGGCGCGCTCGGCGGAGCAGGGGCCGACGACCACTACGCCTCGCGGACGGGCTACCAGCCCGACGGCGTGCGTTTCGAGATTGTGTGCGACACCTGCGGGCAGCGGCAGCACGTCGTGGTGTCCTGGGACGAGTGCATCTTCGTGAGCCAGGGGCAGCCGCCGCCTGGAACGCCGCACAGCCCGCCGTGGGCCTACTCGCAGCGCCACGGGGCGCTTCACCCGAACGTGCCGTGCTGCCAGTGCCAGCGACGCGACACCCTCGTGATGCTCACGCCCGACGAGGCCGGGCGCCATCTGCGCGCTGGCACGCAGGCCGGTCACGTGCCCCCGGAGTACGTGGCGAACGCGGTGCGCCAGGTCCAGGCCGCGGCGCAGCAGTATCGGCGGTAGCGGGAGCCCAGAGGCGCGTGACTGAGTGCGCCGACACGACGACCAGCGTGACGCCCGAGGAGGCGTTGCTGATCCTAGAGCCCTACTTCCTGGTGATGCGCGAAGCGTTCATGGAAGCGGGGCTCGCCGCTGCCAAGCGCGTGCAGCTTTACGTCGCGCCGTCGATGCACGACTCCCCGCGGCACTTCGCGGGGACGCGCGACGACGGCATCGTGATCATGCTCGCGCCCGAGATGGTCGAGCTACCGGAGAACACGGTGGCGGCGATCGTGGCGCACGAATTCGGGCACGCGACCGACTTCCTGTACCCGGGCGAATTCGTGCTCGGCCCTGAGCGGGTCGCCGTGCGTCGCGATCGCTCCGCGTTCGACAACGACGACCACTGGGTGAAGTGGGTGGCGGAGTGGCACAAGCGCGACGACGACGTGATTGAATTCGTCGCCGACGCAATCGCAGAGCTAGTGACGGGCCGGCGCATCGGCTACACGGGGCCGTGCAAGCTGCAAGCGTTCGACCGCGGCAAGGCGCGGCCGCAAGGGCTGCGATGAAGCAGTGGAAGTGAACACCATGACCAAGAACCCGATGACAAGACTGCAAACGCTGGAAAAGTCGCTGGGCGGCCCGGAGGACGTGCCGCTGCTCGTGGGGCTCGACGAACCGGACAGCGAAATCGTGGAGGCGCTCGCGAGCCTGGACTCGGACAGCGAGTACCATTTGCGCCTGCGGGACTTCAGCGGATCGCCCACCCTGATCTTGACCGCGCGGAAGGCCACGCTCGCGGAGGTCGCAGAGCTAGAGAGGCTCTACGACGAAGATGCCTCGCCGGAGGAAGCCGACGACACGGATGCCGACCCCGACTCCGAGGCGGACGACGACGAGTGACATGCGCTACGCCGCCGGCATCCTGCTCGTCGCCCCCACAGGAAGCATCCTGCTGCTCCGTCGGAGCGACGACGGCACTTGGGCGCTCCCAGGCGGCATGGTCGAGCCGACCGACGCCGCGCCCCCGTACGCGGCGCTGCGCGAGCTTGCGGAGGAGACGGGCTACCGGGGCTCGGTGGACATGGAGCGCGCCACGCTCGACGTGACGCGGCGCCCGGACGGCCTGGTCTACTGGACGTTTGGGGGCCAGGTGCCGCGGGAGTTTCGGCTCCGCCTGAACGCGGAGCACACCGCGGCGGGCTGGTTCCCGGTCGGAAGCCTGCCGGCCCCGCTGCACCCGGGCGTCACCCGCCTTCTCGGGCGACTCGGACTCTGACGACCGAATTTTTGCCTTGGCTTGGGCCCCCATGTAGCCTGCGGGCGCATGGGCTCACCCCTCGGCGTCCTGGTCTGGTCTGCTATCGGAGGCTTTGCGGCCTACCGGGCGCTAGTCCGACCCGTTCGCGCGGTGTTCGACCAGGGCGAGGTCACGGATTGTCCGGGCGGCACGGGTTGCGCCCGGACGCTGGGCATCCGCAGTACCGTCGGCCTCGCGCCGGTGTACGCCCTGGTGAGCGGGACGGCCACGCGCGTCGGGCCCGATCGCGTCGAGGTGACGAGCCGACACGAGCCGGTCATTGTCACCTACTTCGGCACGCTCGCTTCCTCGCTCTCCCCCGGCCAGGTCGTGCGCGCCGGTGAGGTCATCGGTCACGCCGACAGCGTGAGCCTCGCGGTGTCGCAGATCCAGCGCCTCGCGGGTGGCGCGCTGGCCACGGCCGCCATCGAACCGGCAAGCTGGCTTGCCACGCGCGGCCTGCGCGCCGCTACCAAGCTCACGCCGGGCACGCTGTGGTGCCAGGGCGGCCGCAGCCTCGCGGTCCCGCAGGACGTTGCGCGCTGCGGGATGCGCTTGCCCGATCCGTCAGGCTTTTCGCTGCTTCCGGTCAACGTACGGCTCACCTGAAAGAAGAACCACCATGGCACTCATCGACGCAGGTTACTCAGACACGCCCCCCTCTTTCGACATCCAGGCCGTTCAGGCTGGAGACGCGGCCGAAATGGTCACGCGGCTGACCGCCGCCATCGCGGCTTCGCCGCAGTCGATCGCTGACTTGCAGATGGCCGGCGCGGGCGCCGGACCGCTTTGGGAAGCGTGGCTGGTCCGCGCCGATACCGATGTATCGATCACGGTGGATCCGGCCGCCGCCCGCGTGGTCGCCGCCGTGGCAGGCAACCCGACCGAGGCGCGGCTGTTGCTATCCCAGCGCCTCGCTGCGCTCAATGCCGTCACGGTTATTGCGCAGGTGAATAAGGTGGTCGTCGCTGGCGGTGGCGTGGGACCAACGTACATGGCCATCGCCCTGGTCAGTCTGCCCATCTGATGACCCCTATCGCTGCTTTCATGCTTGGTGCATGTGGAACCATCGGGTTCTACGTCATCGGCTCGGCAGCGATCGATCACAAGCGCGCCATCCAGGCCGGCGAGCCACCAACACACATCCCCGATGACTACGAATCGAGCACCGCCGAGGATCTGGTCGCGTTCACCATTTCCATGGTCGCGCTTGGCGTTGTGTTCGACCAGACCCCCGCGATGATCACTGAAGTCGAGGCCATCTTCCAATGAATTTCCAGAACTACGCCCCCGCCGACCTGCTGCTGTCACCTCGATTGACCGTCACCGGCGGCGATCCGGGTAGCTCGCTGGAGGGCGTGAACACCAGCAAGCTCGCCGACGGGTCGCTCTGCGTCGTGCAGGGCACACCGAACACCGTCTACCAGCTTCAGAAGGCGCTCAGCGTTGGCGGCATCGCTCCCAAGGCGGGCCCGGGTCGCTGGTTCCTGCTGGCCGGCGCGGGCGGCATGACAGGGCCGACTGGCTCGACGGGCGCGACCGGGGCCACTGGCAGCACCGGCGCGATGGGCGCGGCGGCCAACACCGGTGCGACGGGGCCCACGGGCAGCACCGGGTCGTCTGGCGCCGCAAGCGTCGTGACGGGGCCGACGGGGAACACCGGGCCGACAGGGCCGACGGGGGACACCGGACCGACCGGCGCCGCAAGCGTCGTGACGGGTCCGACGGGGAACACCGGGCCGACAGGGCCGACGGGGAACACCGGGCCGACAGGGCCGACGGGGGACACCGGACCGACCGGCGCCGCAAGCGTCGTGACGGGTCCGACGGGGAACACCGGGCCGACAGGGCCGACGGGGGACACCGGACCGACCGGCGCCGCAAGCGTCGTGACGGGTCCGACGGGGAACACTGGTCCGACAGGCACCGCACCGCCCGTGTCCGACTGGACAGCCACAGGCGATTGGACGCCACCGTTCGTGTGCTGGCCCTTCACTAGCTACACCTCTGGCGGCGGGAACACATCGACAGGGACGGTGAATGCGTTCGGCACGCCGGTCAGCACAACGCCTGCCACCTACGGTGTCGTCATCACGACGGGCGGCATCGAGGGCACTGCGATCTTCTCACTCACCAGCACCATCGCCGCCACCATCACCGGCATCACGGTCCCGGCAGGAGCGGGGGTCTACGTCGTGCCGGGTACTGGGATATCTATCCTATTTGGCGCGGGCACCTATGTTGTGACCGACACCTGGGGATGGGACACCGTGTTCGCCGATCTAGCTGACGGCACATTTTTCGGTAACTACCGCATCGTCGGAGACTCGGCTGATGTGCGGTTGTACTTCACGCCAGGTGCTCTCACCGATTACGGCGGCGGTGTCGGGACGCCGACATCGTTCGGAATTGTGTGGCCATTCCCGCCCGGCTTTCAATTGAACCCCGTGAAAGTTCCCATCACTGTCTCGCCGCCACCACCGGGGCTCGCTGGCCTCGGCCAGTTCATGTTTCACTTGTATACGAGCATCGCCCCAGTCGCCACCTTCCCTGTCCTGGTGGGCGATTACGGCGCCTTCCATATAGCAACCGTGAATAACTCTCTGCTTGGAGCACTGGCCGGGTCGTCCGCCGCTCTCGAAACCCTCAGTTTGCCGCAGAAGCCCCTAGTCTGATTTCTTGTAGGTAAAACATCATGTCCAACTTCCAGAACTACGCCCCCGCCGACCTGCTGCTGTCACCCCGATTGACCGTCACCGGCGGCGATCCGGGTAGCTCGCTGGAGGGTGTGAACACCAGCAAGCTCGCCGACGGGTCGCTCTGCGTCGTGCAGGGCACACCGAACACGGTGTACCAGCTTCAGAAAGCACTCAGCGTTGGTGGCGTTGCGCCCAAGGCGGGGCCGGGGCGCTGGTTTTTGTTGGTCAGCGGCGGCGGCATGACAGGGCCGACAGGTCCGTCGGGTCCGACCGGGGCCACGGGCAGCACCGGCGCGATGGGCGCGGCGACCAACACCGGCGCGACGGGGCCAACGGGAGCCGCGAGCGTCGTCACGGGGCCAACAGGCAGCACCGGCGCGACTGGCGCGACAGGTAGCGCTGGCGCGACAGGCCCGACGGGCGACACCGGCCCGACGGGCGCCGCGAGCACCGTCACCGGCCCCACCGGAAACACGGGCCCAACGGGACCGTTTGGGACCGTCACAACCGGTCTATTGACCTATCCGCCAGACATCATTCCTGACGATGCTTTGTTCCATGCTTTGTCGGCGGGGCTCTCGCATACGTCGCTCACTGGCAAAGTTGCGGTATGGTTGACTCTCGTTGGCGGTTGGGCCCTGCCGTTCACGGCGAGCCGGGTCGGGTATCTCCAGTTTCGGCTTACGATTGCTGGATCACCTGCGCCAGGCACGCGCGCCACGTGTCCGTTCGTTACCAACGTTGCTGGTACCGTGGTGGAGCCGGTGCGGTTTGCAACGGTGCTTGCGGCTTTCGCGACGGTGCCACCTGGCGCGTTCACATATAGCGCGGACGTGTTGGTGGAATCGGAGGCAGCGCCGTCCGCTCTTGCTTTCGCCGCAACGAACCTGTCGCTGATCATTCAGGACATTCTGCCGTAAGTGACGGAACCACCATGACGCAGCCCTACCAGGACTTTCCGCCGAGCCTGCTCACGCTCAGCCCGCGCCTCACGCGCGTGGGCGACCCCGGCGCCATCGTGCAGGGGATCAACACGACGCCGCCGCTGCCCGTTCCGTCGCCGCCTGCTTCGGGCTGGGTGCCTTCCGAATACGAGCTTCAACTCGTGCCGCTGGCTGGGCCCATCAACAGCCGCCGAGTGGTGTTTAAGGTCTCGTCCGAGGGCGAGACGCAGACGCTGCGCGGCGCGCGGGCGGGCGCCCCTGCGACGGTGCCAACGAACCTTACGACCGGCGCGCTCTGGTCATCGGGGATTGGCGATCCGAACGGAGCCGTCACGGGCAACAAGGGCGATTTGTGGTCGCGTCAGGATGGAGGCGCGGCGACGTGCTTCTACGTGAAGGAAACCAACGGCGGAAATCTCGGCTGGGTCGCGAAGTAACGCAGCCGACCGAAAACTTGCGCCAGGCCGCGGCCCGGCCGTACCCTGAAGTGGCATGATCAAGCCTGCCCCGTCGCTCTGGCGTGACCTGAAACGCGGCCTCGCCGGCCAGGATGTGGCGGCGTGGCAGGCGGTGCTCCGCACGATGCCGCGCCCCGGCGGGTGGACCGATCGTTGGCCCGTCGGGGTGGACGGGCAATTCGGCCCGATGACAGAGCGGGCCACATCTGCCTTCGAGGCGAAGCACGGCCTTCCCGCGAACGGCGTGGTCGATGCGACGACGCGCACTGTGCTCGACCCCATGCTGTTCATCGTGCCGGCCCCCGCACCTGTGGCACCGGACGGCCTGCCGCCGATCGCGTTCAGGTCGTCGCGCGACTTCGGCTGGGGCGACCGGACGACCATCGACGTGATCGTGCTGCACTCGGCCGAGGTCGGCGAGTTTCATTCAAGCGCCGAAGCGGTCGCGGCTTACTTCAAGGCGCCGGTGAAGCCTGCCAGCGCGCACTACGTGGTGGACGACGACAGCATCGTGCAGTGCGTGCTCGACAAGGACATCGCGTTCCACGCGCCAGGCGTGAACAAACGGAGCCTCGGAATCGAGCAGGCGGGCTACGCGAAGCAGACGCGCGACGAGTGGCTCGACCCGTACGGCCAGCGGATGCTGCGGCTCGTGGCAAAGCTCGTCGCCGCGAAGTGCAAGCAGTACGACATACCGATGGTGTGGCTCACCGTCGCGGAGCTTGTCGCGGGCGGCCGTGGCCTCTGCCAGCACCGCGACGTGACCGCTGCGTTTCCGAAGTCGAGCCACGGGCACAGCGACTGCGGCCCGAGCTACCCGAAGGACACCGTGCTCCAGTGGATTCAGGAGGCAGCGTGAG